ATTCGTCAAGCCTTTCAACATCGTTCATTGATAGTGAACTAAACTCACTCGCTAATTCGTAAATATCATAATCTTTACAACCAGCAAAGAAAGCGGTCATTATCTCCTCTTGTTTTTCTACTGGTATATTCTTCTCTAATTTTTTTCTTAATAAATTAACAATTGAAGGGTGGTCAACAACAACTTTAAAATTAATAGTACCACTTCTTTCTGAATTATTATATGTATATACGGGTTCAGGTCTACCTAAGAACGTGTGTGAGGTCCAACTCGCCCTATTATCATCAGTATATTTTAAATCATAAGGAGGGAACCACATAATTCTACCATCGTTAGGTCCTTGTTCACATATTGGTCGGTCTTTTAATTTGTCAGAACCAACCCACGCTAAATTCTCAATTGAGAACATATACTTAGTTAAGTTCTTACCTTCTTTATCTGTTCCAAAATTTATATTTTCTCCATCATTATCTTTAGTTGGTCCGATATTTAACATCATTTGTGACCTGATTACAGAACCAGGAACCCTTCTCTGATTATTTTGTATTCCTTTATGTCTAACCAACCTTCCATAACGGTCATAACCGTAATCTTTAGTCCATACACGACAGAAGTCATCATCCTCACCTATAACCCCACTACCTTTGGATATTATTTTGTACCCATCATGATATTTATAGGCCACGTTACTTATAACAGTACCGGGATGTTTTAATCTTGCTTCACCCTCTAATGCGGATGCGTCTTGAACCATTTTTTCTGTGAACCCTAAAAGAGTATCTTCTTTAATGGTTTTCTCGTTTGATTGTACGGAAACACCATCTATCGTTCCTCTTGGTATATCATTACCATCACCAATCCAAATGAAATCGGTTTCTGTATTTCTTGGTCTAGTACCGTTTAAGTACTTTCTACCACTCTGTGGGTATGTGTTTAATGGTATATCACCCTCAAACATTTTAACCATCTTAGACGGTCCTGAAACAATAAACCCTTTTTGTGTGTTACTTTGACTATCATAGTTAAAGATTGTTCCTGGGTCTGAGTCTGGCGAACCAACGTAAAAAGACCCATCTGAAGGGTCTAACCCTACAAGTCCTTGGACAAACCCAACAACATTGTTTAAAACACCCCCAACACTACTATCAAAGTTTGGTTTATATTTGTTATAATTTACGGATTTAAATAGTCTTGATTTTTGACCACCCGAAGTATATTGTAATAGTTTTTGACTATATGTTTTTTTGTGACTGTTAAAGTCTAAATTTAATACTTGACCAATCGCAGAACCAGCCTTATCTAAAAACCCTTCAACTTTACCTTTTTCAACATTTTCTTCAAAGAACTCACCAGGAATATAAGAAACGGGTAACTGTGTCCCCGAAACTCTTGCGAAATATTCTGCCGCTCTTGTTATCGGATTACCGGGGACTGTAATTTGGTAATCTCTTTCAATGATATTTTCTCTACCTGTTAGTAACCCGTCTAAAGCCGTTGGGTCATTAATAGCGTCTAATGCGTTAATTCTACCTAAAGTAGATTCTCTTAACTTAACACCCATCGTTTCCAATGCCATACCCCTAAGTTGAGCACGTGCGATAGAAACCATTTCAGTATCACCCTCACCATTATCGTCACCCGTTAATATTGAAATTAACCCTAAACTACCTCTACTCGGTGAAGGAACAAAACTCTGTAAATAGTCTAATTGACTACCAATACTACTTATTACCGTTTGAATACTTGTTATACTATATTGTTCAGGACCATATTGATTTAAAACACCAATCGTGTCTATGATTGGTTCAGCCGTTTCACTAACATCCAATTGGTCATTTACTGAAAGGTCTGAAGTACCTTGTATTCCATATGTGGAATCGGTGAAAGTATTAGGCAAAGGAGTACTAACCCCATAAGAATTATCTAGATTCCTACTTAGTAAACTGTTTCTTAATATCTCAGTATTTGTAAAATTTAAATTAGACATATATTATATATAGTATTCTTAATTATTTTTTTGTTTTTATCTACCGCTATCTCCTTGATTATCCACAATCACTTTCGCAGCATAATTTTTAAGTATTTTTCTTTCATCATTAGTGAATTTCTCCAATTGACTATCAATGGTAACACTAACATTTGTCGTTGGACTAAGCTTAACCTCAACATTCTCTTTCAAAGAACTACCAACCCCTGAGATACCACTATTTTTTGCCGATACCCCCATAACTTTTTGATATTCATCCATATAAGACTGCATCTTGTCTTTAATTCCTTGTACCGCAATTTTTTGGTCATCTGTTTTAGCATTTGCTTCTAAACTAGCCTCAATACCTCTAATATCATTTTTGGCAAACATCGTCATAAAACTATCTAACATAGCCTCTCTCTTGGTATCGTCTTTAATCATATCGTATACCAAATCGTTTAAGTCATCTCCAACGGCAGTAAAGGCGCCACCACCATCTCCTGCACCTGTAACCTGTAATGCTATTGCCTTTAAATAATAAACGGATTTACTAAACATATTTAACTGTTCGTTTAATATTTCTTTCTCAGTCATCGCCTTTTTCTTGTCTTCTTGTTTTAAAGACCTAAGTGTGTTTGTAAGTTCCACACTTCCCATTTCACTAACAACTTTACCTTTTAAAGTAACCTCACCACTATCACTTATAGACCCTAAATTTCCTATTAATGTTCTTTCGTCTTCGGATAAATCTGGTAAGAAAGATATTTTATCCTTTATCATATCCATCTTCGCCAATCTCTTACCACTTCGTATAACTTCTTCGATACTCATCCCCGTTACTTTAGCAAATTCACGTGCTCGTCTTAAATCTAAAGGACTAACATCAAATGTGTTTTTCTCCGCATTAAAAGAAACGAACTGTTTAGTCGCATCCATTAATGAATTAGTAAACCCTTCCATGTCGTTCGTTGGTGAGAACATTAAATCAATTGCGTTACCTAACTTACCAAAATCACCCCCCAAAACATTTAGTTGTGCCGCCATTTCAACCGCACCATCAATATCAAAAAGTTTTTCAGCTGCGGACTGTGCACTAGCAAGGTCGTAACCAATAGAAGACGCCTTTGCGGCTATCTGAGTAAAACCTCTAATTCCCTTACTAAAACCTAAAGTATTTATCATCTTTAAATTTGTAGTGGCAAAGTTCATAAATTTGTTGGTAGACAATCCCATTGACCTCGCAGTTGAAGCCATTTCTTTGAGTGTTTCAGGTCCTTTTTCTAAACCAACCCCAAAATTTGTTAAGGTAGCTAAGAAAGAACCTGCTTGAGTTGCACTCAACCCTACGGCTTTGGATTGTAACATCAATCCTTCAGCAACATCCCTACTGATAGGAACCGCAAGTCCTAAGTCGGTTATAAAAGATGAGTATGCAGCAGCAACGTCTTCTATTTGAATACCATATTTTGTGGTCTCCTCAGCAACCTCAATCATGTCGGTTCTAAGGTCTCTAGCCAATCCACCTGTTAAACCAAGACTAACATTTACTTGTTTTCTAAGAGCACCATCGAGTGCTATTATTGGTTTAGCAACAGTACTTAAGGATGTCATAATTTTACCAAAGTCCATACTAATCATGGCTTTACCAAAATCTAAAACATCGTCAGTTAACTGTAAAATATTTTTATCAAAAGCTATCGCAGAAGCATTAACTTGACCTAATTCTGTTATATAGTTACTAACACCATCTAACGCAGAGGTTCCACTACTACTGATTTTGTTATTAGACTTATTAGCCGCCTCATTAGCAACACTCTGAACATATCTATCCAATTTGTTCTTCTTTTGAGGGTCTGTTATCTCTAAATCAGCAATTAAGTCTTTAAATGTAATATTCATTTGATATTAAGTATAACTATAAATACCTGTCAACCATTTTTTTGTGGATATAATGTAGATTACCTTTTAGCCTTTTCGTTCTCGTAGTCTTGTTTCTTTTTTTCAAATTCCTCAACTAACATATTAACAAAAAACTTTCTTTCGTAGACAGGCATAATCATAACATCACTATACGTGAAATTCAGATGTTTCCCTAAATAATAGATTTCTTCTAAAACAGATGTTTTATAGTCCGTAGAATGGACGAAAAAATTCTGTGTCAAGGTTAAAGAATGTTTGTATTTTTTTTTCCGAAGGTAAAGTTATCTCTACCCCTTTGTCTAAACCTGGTGTGTTGTCAGTGACATACTTCCTAAAACTCTGAGAATCTCTAATAGGTATTGTACTAATGAAGTGTGATATTTTCATTGGGTCTTTTTCACCATCAACTGAAATAATCATCTTTTCTAACCTTTTAGTGACTGTTGGTTTTATTAACATATCTTTATAAACCTCACTAATTTTTTCTAATTCTCTCTCATCATTTGGTGATAAGAACTTAAATTTAACGACTTTTTTAGATGTTGGTAGTGTATAATCAAATAACCCTTCACTATCAGATGTTAGAGTAAATTTTTTATACTTAATGTTTTGTAGGTCATAATCAACCTCAACCGAAGAACCGGTATCAGGGTCAATTACAGATAGTTTAATCATAGAACCATATGCGGTATTTCTTAAAAACAATAAAACGGCTTCTTTGTCTGAATCGTGTAATTCATCCACGGTAATATCGTCATCTAAGATTTTAACCTTAAGTAACTCATCAATAACCAAACCTTGTTGGATTAAGTTTTGTGATGTTAAAATGTTTTCATCCGATGCAGTAAGAAAAGAAACTTTAAGTGTGTCTTTCTTATTTTTGTAGAATACCCCGTTAGTCGGTAACGGTATTACATCGAAGGCTACTTCCATTTTATAATTTTGTTCGTCCATATTAAACACTTTTGTTTTAATAATACACCATATAACCACATTGTAAAGCATAAAAAAACCCACATGAAGTGAGTTTCTTTAATTTTATATGGCCGTTATAGTTTTAGTATACTAATATACATCTATCTGGTCTTAACGTTACTGAGATGTCAGCTAAACCTTCATCAGAGTAAGATAAGTCATTAAAGTTTAAGTCAGTTAAAAAGGCTCCTTGTATAATCCATTTTTCTACCACAACACCTGTTGGGTCTAACATATCTAATTCAATATCTTTCTTATAACCCGCAGCATAACCCATTCTACCTGTAACAGATTCTGCGTGTAATCTAAACCATTCCATTAATGCTTGTGCCGCTGAAGGACCAATCGGGTCTTTAAACGTTACATTAATAGTGTTCCAATTAAACCTACCTGCAACGAATGTTGAGGTGTTTAGGAATGGTATTTCAACTGAACCTATGTTCGCTGAAGGTCTAGATGTTGTACTTACATACCACTCATTTATCCCTAAACTTGAAGGGAATCTTAAAATAAACCTATTCTTTTTCTTTGGTTCGTAAGGAACAGGCATTTTCATTAATAAATCAGCCATTTTGTATTTTTTTTAATTTGTTTCTTATTTATCTATAAATATCAAGTAATTTAAAAATCTTTCGATATTAGTTGACACTTTTAATTATTTTGTTTAAACTAGTTCCAGTATAACTCACTTAAAAACACTTAAGAAATAAAATATATAAAATATAATAACTTAAATATTACTAGTATACTAGTTCTAGTATCTACATCTTTGTTTTATCAGTCTTAGTGTAATACACGTTGACATTTTCTTCTCCTTTGTCGTCTAAGTATTTTTTTACATTGTCGACATTAGCTTTATCATCATCAGAAAACCCAATCATCGGGACAAAATTATTTTTGATGTCATTTTCTAACTCCATCGTAACCGCCAATTCTTCAGATAAAGAATTAACGTGTTTAATAAATAATTCTAATGCCTTAATTTTTTCTTCTTCAGGGTTAGCAGCACTACCCGCTCCGTGTGAAACAGGATGAAATCTACATAGGTCTAAATATTCTTGGAATAATTCTTCACCATCCCCGTCTATAACACCTTTATATTTCTTAAGTGACTCCACGCACGATTCGAATGATAAACCACCCTTACCGTCTTTAACAATAGCTTCCACACCCTCTCTTAATGTCTCAGGGTTATGTCCTCTTGCCGTGATAATAGAAAATATTGAACCTCCGTTAATACATTCTATAAAGTCATTCCATGAAGGACCTGTTTTAGCAATCATAGCGTCTTTAACAAATTGGTCATTTCCATCTACACCGAAATTTCTAAAAGGATTTTCAGCAAAACCAACTATAGTATGACCTTTATAGTCAAAATCTTCTTTTCCTATCTGTCCTCTGTACTCAGCAAAATCTGCAGTACCCATACCTATTTCTTGGTCTCCAAAACTTTTCACCATAATTTCAGTTGGCATATACATTAGGTTATCATCCCAATCAAATGCGTAATACTTAAAATCAGGTAAACCCTCTTCGTTAAAACCTTCAGACACCTCAACACTCATGATTTCCATAAGTCTTTTAATTTCTGATTCTATTAATGTTTGTTTCATATATTATACATACAAAGGGGAGGAAACCCTCCCCTCTATAATTTTTTAAATATTTTCAAAAGATGCTCCTGTTGGTGTTACTAAGAATTCAATATCAATGAATTCAAGAGCTCTTGTTGGTTTAATGTATATCTTACCCGATAACTGATTTCTATCCATATCTTCTGGTGAAGATGACAATACAACTTTAAATTCTGTTAAACCTCTTTCTCTTTTTATGTTTTCTAAAATTGGATTAACTAAACTTAAGAATTCGTTTCTTACAACTTCATCATTCTGTTCGAATAATAATCTTACCGCCACGTTTGAAATAAGTTTTCTTGCTTGTAGTAATAATCTTCTTACGTTGATTCTGTCTAATGCCGATTCTCTAACTTGTAATGTTTTGTTACCGAAGATAATCGTACCTACGTCTGAGAATGTTGCTATTGGGTTAATTCTATTAACATATAATTCATCTCTTTCATCTAATGTTAATTTCTTTTTCGCTTTGATTGCATTTACTAAACCTCTTGTGTAACCCGCTGATGCGAACCATGGATATGCCACGTTGTCTGTTAACGCGATGTTCTTTAATACCTCACCTGTTGGTGCCACGTATACCTGAACTGAATTTTCAGTGTCTCTCACCTGAATCCAAGGCCAATATGTTGCTGAGTAGTTAGAATCAAAACCTATGTCTTCAATGTCACCTACAATCTCATCTACTGATGACCTGTTTGGTGAATCAATTACGTATAATGAATCAGCTCTTTCTTCTTCAATCATGTCGATTGCTTCACCAACTAAAGATGAATTGTCAAAGAAGTTAAGACCTGGTGTTGAGAATAAGTTAATATCTACTGCTTCAGGGTTAGCGTATGTTCTAATACCGTCTAAGAACGCATAGTAATCAGAGTTACCAACGTAAGGGTCAAACCCTGCGTTCGCATATGGTGATTTACCTTTTATATATTGGTCACCGTTAGTTCTTTCTTTTCTAAAGATATCAAATCCGTCAAAACCACCTACAGGTGCTATTGTGAATTTACAACCAACTAACTTTTCAAAGTTTCCTTCTGATAACTCAAAGTTTTCATTAGTTTTAACAAACTCAACTCCGTTAGCTTGTGATGAAAGGTGGAAACCTTTAAGTA